GCTAATAGGGGATATGAATTTTACATGCGTTCTTTATCGAGTTGATAAAAACAAAATCAAAATAGATGACGTATATGGTGAAGTATTACAAGACGGTATTAAGTTTTTACCCCCCGTTGAATTTAATGCGTATGTGCAAATTGTTGCACCAACAAATCAAAAAATTGGATCCACAAAAATACAACAATCTGAACCAGGTAATATTACTATGTCGGTTTATTTAAAAACATTAGATGATTTAGACATAGACATAAATTTGGGTGATTATGTAGGATATTACGATTCAGAAAATTTTGTTAGATACTACACTGTAGTTGATGATGGTCGTGTGTATTCTGATTTAAAACATACTTATAAAGGATATAAACCATTTTTTAGAAGTATCATAGGGTCATATGTTACACCTGATGAGTTTAGAGCATTATAGTTATGGCGTTACCAAAAAAACAAGTTAAACCTTATTTACCACTAACTTACCCAAAGACACTTTTGGCAAGAAGACATCAGATTGCTGATATGATATCAAATGATGGGACCTATCTTCCAAAGTCTTTATTACATGCCGATTTGGATAGGGGGTTTTTAGATTTTGTAAAAGGATCTTTAGAAACAATAGTTGAGGGGTCTAAAATACCTGTGGTTGATATTTTAATTACAAGTCAAAATTGGAGTCAGTTTGTTGAGACTTGGGATTTTCAAAATATAGATAAAAACGTAGAACCACCTTTTATAACAGTTATTAGAAACCCTGAGGTCAAATATGGTAATAACCCTTCTGTTATGTACAACATACCAAACAGAAGAACATATTATTATATGCAAGTTCCAACATGGGATGGTCAAAGAAATGGTATGGATATTTATAAAATTCCTCAACCCGTACCTATTGATATAAAATTTACGGTTGCAATTGTTTGTAACAGAATGAGAGAAATAAATAAATTTAATCAGATTATAAATCAAACATTTGCATCAAGACAAGCATATCAAGTTATAAAAGGTCATTACATTCCAATAATAAATGATGGTATGGCAGATGAATCTGTTATGGATGTTGATAAAAGAAAATATTATATTCAAAAGTATGACTTTACAATGATGGGATTTCTTTTAGATGAAGACGATTTTGAGGTTAGTCCAGCAATTTCAAGAACATTCACAATGTTTGAAGTTGATCTAAAAACAAAAAAGAAAAAACAAAGAAGACCAATACCGAATGTTCCACCATCAACAACTTTGAATTATGAGGTAGGAGTTATCGAATTAAGTAAAGAATTTGAATACACTTGTAATTTATCTTTAATAAAGTCTGAAAACGTATCTTCTTATGATATATACATTAACGACTTTTATTACGGATCTGATTTGTTTGAAATTCAAATTAATACCAATGATCTTTTAAAAATAGTTATAGTAAAAAATGATGTTAATTTAGTTTCTGTTTTAGAATTTTCCGAAGACCTTTTATAATTATTCTCCGTAGATATCTTTTTTCTCAGTACATTTTTCTAAAATTAAATTTTCTAAAAACTTGTACATTTTAATTCCTCGTTTATCACAATACTTTTTTAGTACCTCATGAACTGAGATGTCTATTTTAAGGTTTTTTATTTTCTTAAGATCTTTAGACATAATAGTAGAAAAAAGGCAGAATAAAATCTTACCAAAGTATAAATACTTTTTGTTTTGTAAAGTTTTTGCTCATTAAATGAATATTTATAAGAAAATAAAATTATTAATCGGAAAAAATAAATTATGGCAACTAACAGTAAAATATTTGTTTCACCCGGAGTTTATACATCAGAAGTAGATTTGAGTTTTGTGGCTCAAAGCGTCGGTGTTACAACATTGGGTATAGTTGGTGAAACTATTATTGGTCCGGCATTTGAGCCTATCTTCATCACTAATTTTGATGGATTTACTCAATACTTCGGAGGTACTTCACCAGAAAAATTTGTAAATACACAAATTCCTAAATATGAAGCGGCATATATTGCTAAAGCATATTTACAACAATCTAACCAATTATTTGTAACAAGAATATTAGGTTTATCGGGATACGACGCAGGTCCATCTTGGTCAATAACAACAACCGCAAACGTTGATCCAACGACAATTGATGTGTGGTGTTTAAGCGGAGGTACTTCACCTGAAGATCCTTGTGATCCTATTTGTTTAATTCCAAGAGAGGAAAGTTATTCAATTCCTTTTACGGCATGTACAGATTCACCAACATCGGTATCATTCTTGTCATCATCAGCATTCCCTGAAGAATTATTGATTAAATTAAACGAGAGTTATGAAACACCTCAAGGTGGTAACTCAACATTATTAACCCAACTTCAAAATTTGGTATTTGACGTGGTAACAAGTCCTACACCATTTTTGGCAGAAGATGAAACAATTTATTACTTTGGTTCAGTTGCCGATGAGGATTACTATGATCTATTGGCAACAGGTTTTACAGGAACTACAAATGTATTCCAAGTTCCAGAAATTCCATTTACTGAAAATAACTTATCTTCAGGATTTAATGATCCATGGTATTATTCATTGTTTGATCACGAACAAATTGGATTTGGTTATTCAGGATTCTCATTCTTTGGTTTAGTTCAAAATTTACAAAACTACAATCCAATCCCAACTCCGACACCTACAATAATGGTGTCTTCTACTCCGACACCAACACCATCGGCACAAAATCCTTGTATCACACCTTCACCACAAGTGAATGTTACACCAACACCTTCACCAGTACCAGTTAATTGTTACTCAGGTAATTTGGTTGTTAAAATGTATTACTATACAGGTACATCTTATACACAATATGATAATGTTGTTATCGGTACATTACGTTCAAGAGGTGTTTCTTTATACACTAATGATGAGAACCCAACTTACGAAGTTACAGGAACAACAGATGTGTCTTTGAATATGTCGGGACAATATTCGTCTGTTCTGAAAAACCCATTTGCAACATTTGTTGTAAATGCAAAAAACAGATATGGACAAAACTATACTTTTGAAACGTCTTTCTTACAAAACGATCCTGAGTATATTACTAAAGTATTCGGAGTTACTAACTTCCAAAAACCAAGATTAGAAGTTCCATTATTCTGTGAAGAAAGATTTCAATCATGGTTAAACTATTCTTGGAGAAAAGGATACATTAGAGGTTTAAATCCAAACTTAATTGAATTGAATTCTGCTCAAAGCGGAGCTGCAGATTCTATTGGTTGGTATTTAGATAGATGGCAAACCCCAAGTTCTCCTTGGTTAGTTTCTGAACTTAGAGGTAACAAGGTTTATGACCTATTTAGATTCTACACAGTATCTGATGGCGATGGAGCAAATACATTGGTTAAAATATCAATTGCAGACATATCTTTCCAAAACGGTACATTTACAGTATTAGTTAGAGATTATTTTGATGTTGATTCTAATCCTGTTGTTTTAGAAAAATTCACAAATTGTGGAATGGATCCAGGACAAAACAACTTCATTGGTGTTAAAATTGGTACATTAGATGGTGAGTACGCTTTGAACTCAAAATATATTATGGTTGAAATTAACGAGGACGCACCTATAGATGCACTACCTTGTGGATTCAACGGATTTAATTTTAGATTATACCAAGGAGCTCAACCACCATTCCCAATTATTAAATCAAAATATAACTTCCCTGGAGAACCAATTTGGAATCCACCTTTTGGTATAAGTACAGGAGTTGATGATATCATTGTAAGTAATGGTGATAATATCAGAAGAACATATTTAGGTATTGGTAATTTCTACGGATGGGATTCTTCATATTTTGAATATGTAGGAAAAAGAAATCCTGTAAATACCTGTGATATCGATGGATTTGATTGGAATTACAGATCAGCAGGATTCCACATGGATAAAAACGCTTCAGGTATTACAATAGGTGCAGGATTTAGTACAAGTGGTGACCCAAGATTCGTATGTGGTAGTTTCCCATTCATCAATGATCCTCAAGATCCTGCAAATGACTACTATAGATTATTCGCACGTAAATTTACTTTATTAGTACAAGGTGGATTTGACGGGTGGGATATCTATAGAGAATCAAGAACAAACACAGATAGATTTGTATTAGGAAGACCAGGGTTCTTAAGAGGAGCTTGTCCGTCAGATAGATACCCTAACGCAACTGGATGGGGAGCATTCAAACAAATATCTGTTGGTGATGGTACTCAAGATTTTGCAAATACTGACTATTACGCATACTTGTTAGGTCAGCAAACATTTGCAAACCCTGAAGCAACAAACATTAACGTATTTGTTACACCTGGAATTGATTTCATGAACAACTCAAATCTTGTTGAGTCGGCAATTAATATGATTGAATTCGATAGAGCAGATTCATTATATGTAACAACTTGTCCTGATTACAACTTATTCTCACCAACTACATCTGGTGTTGATAACTTAATCTACCCAACAGAAGCGGTTGATTTACTATCAGATTCAGGAATCGATTCAAACTATACCGCAACTTATTACCCATGGGTATTAACAAGAGATACGGTGAATAATACACAAATTTATATTCCACCAACGGCTGAGGTTACAAGAAACTTGGCTTTAACTGACAACATCGCTTACCCATGGTTCGCAGCGGCAGGTTATACTCGTGGTATTGTAAATTGTATTAAAGCACGTAAAAAATTAACTCAAGAAGATAGAGACATTCTATATGGTGGAAGAATTAACCCAATTGCAACCTTCTCTGATGTTGGTACGGTAATTTGGGGTAACAAAACTTTACAAATTAGAGAGTCTGCACTTGACAGAATTAACGTAAGAAGATTGTTACTTCAAGCTCGTAAATTGATTTCAGCAGTATCTGTAAGACTATTGTTTGAACAAAACGACGCACAGGTTAGACAAGACTTCCTAAACGCTGTTAATCCTATCTTAGATGCGATTAGAAGAGACCGAGGTTTGTATGACTTTAGAGTTACGGTATCAAGTGATCCTGAAGATATTGATAGAAATCAATTGACTGGTAAAATTTACATTAAACCAACAAGATCACTCGAGTTCATCGACATTACATTCTACATTACTCCAACAGGAGCGTCTTTTGAGAATATTTAAAAGATAACAAAACAAAAAACAGAAGGGGGACAAAATGGTTCCCCTTTTTTTATTTATGTAATATTTATTATTATGAACTACAAAAATTTAGTTAGACAGATTATATCTGAAATTATACAAGACCAAATGACCCCAACTATGAAGTATTATGCTTTTGATTGGGACGATAATCTTATGTATATGCCAACCAAAATTTATTTAAAAGATGATAAAGGAAAAACTGTTGGTATGTCCACCGAAGATTTTGCAGAATATAGAACCGAAATTGGACAAGAACCTTTTGACTATGAGGGACATACTATAGTAGGTTTTGATGAGGATGCTTTTAGAGATTTCAGAGTGACGGGTGATAAAAAATTTTTAGTTGATTCGATGAAAGCCCCAATAGGTCCGGCATGGGACGACTTTGTTGAGGCGGTTAATAATGGGTCTATTTTTGCAATTATCACCGCAAGAGGTCATACACCGAGTGTGTTAAGAAATGCGGTGTATAACTTAATTCAAAGAAATATGCATGGACTTAATAAAAAAGAACTTGTTAAAAATCTTAGAAAATATAGAGATATTGCAGATGAAGAAGATTTGTCTGACGACGAACTTATTAAAACATATTTAGAAATGTGTAAATGGCATCCTGTTAGTTTTGGGGAGGGTTCTGCTGCGAATCCCGAAGAATTAAAGGTTAGTGCAATGAAACAATTTATGGAGTATGTTAAAAATTTATCTCAAAGATTACAAGAGAAGGCATTTATGAAAAACAAAATTTCAAATTACTTTACACCTTATATTGGATTTTCAGATGACGACTTAAAGAATGTAGAAACAATGAAGAAACATTTTGATGATGAATCTGGACTAGAAATTTATCATACTGGAGGAGGAAAGAAAACTAAATTTGAGTAAAAAACTAGGCCTAGAAAAGATATAACTTGAAAAATTATTGAAGTAAATAGAAAAATTTTTATTTCATAGTATTTATAATAAAATAAAAAAATTAAAATAAAAAAAAATGGCTGATTTATTAATGAAAATGCCGATCCCTTACGAACCAAAAAGGGAGAACAGATGGATAGTAAGATTTCCGTCTTCTTTAGGTATTAATGAGTGGTATGTTGAAACATTCTCTCGACCTAAAATGACCATCGGATCTACAGAAATCCAATTTTTAAATACTTCAACTTATGTTGCAGGTAGATTTAAATGGGATCCACTATCTATTAAATTTCGTGATCCTATTGGTCCTTCGGCTTCTCAAGCAATTATGGAATGGATTCGTTTGTGTGCTGAGTCTGTAACAGGACGTATGGGTTATGCTGCAGGTTACAAAAAAAATGTCGATCTTGAGATGTTAGATCCAACAGGGGTTGTTGTAGAAAAATGGATTTTAGAAGGAGCGTTTCTTTTAGGATATGATGGGGGGTCACTTTCTTATAGTAGTGATGCTATTGCAGGTGTAACTTGTCAGATTCAAATGGACCGTTGTGTTTTAGTATATTAAGATTTATTATTACTTATTATTAAAGACCGTACACTTTACTATGTACGGTTTTTTTTTAAGTTTTAAGTAAAATATTAATATTATGCAAAATCAAGACGAATATACTATAGCACATCAAAATTTAAATTTACCTCACGATGTTGTATCACTTCCATCTGGTGGAATTTTTTATCACACAAAAAAGAAAAGTGTAAAAGTCGGGTACTTAACCGCAGCTGACGAAAACATCATTTCAAATTTTGAATCAAGAAAAAGTTTAAAAGATTCGATCATTTTACCATTATTGAGAAATAGGTTATATGAAAAAGATATTAGACCTGAAGATTTATTGGAAACTGATATTGAGGCGATTTTGATATTTTTAAGAAATACATCATTTGGACCTGAATACAGTGTATCATTAGAAGACCCAATAACAAATAAAAGATTTTCACATACCTTTGCTTTAGATTCTTTAAATATTAAAAAAACAAATGTTAAACCTGACGAAGACGGTACTTGGACAATTGAATTACCAATCTCTAAAAACAAAGTTAAATTAAAACCCTTAACATTAAGGGATAGTATGGATATTGATAGAATTATTGATTCATATCCAACAGAAAGAACTCCACCAAGTGTAACTACAAAATTAAATAAACAAATTGTTTCATTAGATGGTAGTGAAGACAGAGTTAAAATTGCAACATTTTGTGAAAATATGCCAATTGCCGATTCTAAATATATTAGAAAATTCTTAAATGATAATGAACCTAGATTAGAATTAATAAAAGACACAATCGCCCCGTCCGGAGAAAAGGTATCGTTTTCGATAGCCTTTGGGGTGGAATTTTTTCGGCCTTTCTTTGGAGTATAAGATACACTTGCTTGACGAATTTTTTCTATTAAACAAACAATTGAATATTCAATATTCAGAGTTTTGGACAATACCTACGTATGAAAGAAAATATCTAATTAA